ACTGCGGAAGGAGGTAGACCACGGGCTGAAATTTGAAACCACACCGCAGGCGGCGATGGGATTGGAGCCCGGTGCTTACTTCCGCCTGGTCTCCGAGGTGACACACACAAGTCGGTTTAACAACGGTGCCATCAACAGCGAGGGACTGATCACCAGCACCACGACCATGGCGGATGGCACTTACAACGTGCTGACCTGGCAGCCCGGCACGGTGGGCGTCAGCGAGGACCAGCTGACGGTCAGCGGTGGCAAGGCGTTGGAGAGCGGATTGTTCGGCCGAGTGTTCACGCTGAAGAACAGCACAACGACATCAAGGGTCTACAAAGTCGAGAGCCTTTCTTACGGGCAGGAAGGTTTCGTCGAGATTGCCGGCAGCTACCAGCCGCTAACGGCAAGCGGGGCTCTGGCTGTGCTCGATTGGAGCGATGATCATTTCGTCGTGGAGGTGGGCTAGGGCTCTAGCCATGCCCAATTTCGCCCTTCCTTGACGGCCCGAACGGTTTCTTTGTTTACACCCAATTCCCTAGCAACTTGAGCGGCCCTCCCTCTGGGAGCGTTTTCAAGCTGGCAGCGAATGTAAACGACCTGGTCTTCGGTGAGCTTGGACATGCTATTCCGCTCGCCTCTGTTGTGGGTTCCATCCCGCATCTTGTCGGCAGAGTTCTCCTTGCGAGTGCCGTAACGGAGATTTTCGGGGCGGTTGTCCCGCTTCCCTCCTTCCCCGTGGCAAACATCCATCCCGTCTGGTCTTGGGCCGATAAAGGCGGTGGCGACAAGGATGTGAACACGGACAGGCTTGCCAACGCCCTCTTTGAAGAGGTTTACAGCAAAGTAATCGTCGGCGCCTCGCCGCCACAACTTCAGGAGGCGACCGCGAAGGCGCAAGGTTTTCCAGAGTGGATGAGCCACGGTCCTGTCGAGGCTCCTGACCCGCCCCTGGTCCGAAACTTCGTAAAGCCCTTCGTACCCGACCACGGGCAGCCATACTTCCTGCATCAATCAGCTCCTTCTGGTTGGTCACGCGTAGGGTGGTGGTACACGCCTACGCAACCATCTTAAGTGGCCAGCGTCCCTTTCCCCGCCGTCAAGCCCACCGGCAGGAGCTACACGCCGGGCGCCTACCCGACAGCGGAGTTCAAGTCGCTGAGCGGGGTGACGACACGGATGCTGTACGGCAACCGCCGCAGCGACGCTGAGTTGAGCTTGGAGTTCGGCAACATCACGGATACCAACGCCGCGTTGATCCTGCGCAACTACGAGCAGGTGACACCAACGGGCGACTGGGTGAGCTTCACCAGCGCTACGGGGTCACTGGGCGCGGCCTCACCCCTGGCCACCTACCTGCAGGAGAGCGGCGGTAGCGGCCTGCGGTGGCGATACGCCGAGGCCCCACAGGTCAGCAGCGTGTTTCCTGGGCGCAGCACCGTCCGAGTCACCTTTGTTGGACAACTGGACGCCGCCTAGACTGGCGCCAGCGTGATGCGGTCGTAGCCCGTGCCTTTCTATAGCGGTCAACAGGGACAACTGCTCATCGACGGGGCCAAGGCTGCCAAGGTGCAGAACTGGTCATTCCAGACCAGTCAAACCGTGCTGGAAACCACCAGCCTGGGCGATACCGACCGCACGATTACGCCTGGCACCCGCAGCTTGGCTGGCAGCTGCCGACTCTTCTATTACCAAGACGGCGTTGGGACTGGCGGGGATGTGACCAAGCTGATCCAGAAGTGCGTGAAGACTGCTGCACCAGCAGGCAACGGCGTGGCAGCAGATTCTGCACCGGCCACGATGCGATTGATGATCAACGACGGCAGCAGCGCGGGGCGGTTCATCGAGTTTCAGTGCTACCTGACCTCAATCTCCATGTCGATGGCTGTGGGTGAGGTGTTTTCAGCCGATGTGAACTTCGAGGCCAACGGCGCACCTACTGGCCTGGTGATCTAAGTGGCGGTCTACCTCGGCAACTCCGGCTTCGTCGAGCTGAAGCGTGATGCGTTGGGCGATGCCCTGCACACGCACCTGGACCCCAGTGATGTCAATGTTGACCGCAAGCGGTTCTCTGTTGACTTCGCCTCGGGTTCCCTGCTCACAGGCGATCAGATTGAGATTGCCACGGTGGATGGCAGCACGCTGGAGTTGGTGGAAGGGCATGTGTATCCAGACGGGCGTTGGTACGCGCACGTAGACGCGGCAGGCGGTTTGCGTCTGTACACCACCTTTGAGAAGGCGCTGAGCGGGCAGTTTGACGATGCACTGGATCTGATTGAACCGTCAGCCACCAAGCTCGTCACGATCCACACGCGCAACAAGCAGTTCCGCTGCCTGGCGCGGATCAAGGACTTTGAGATCACCACCAGCCGCGAGACGGTGGACACCACGTTGCTAGGCGCTGAGTTTCGCCAGCAGTACGAGGCAGGTCTGATCAGCGGGCAGGGGTCGATGAATGCCTTCTGGGAGCACGCCTACGCACTGTGCGACGCGGACTACCGCCCCGACGCACCCGAGTTCCCGGTGTACCTAGCGCAGCTAGTGATACGGATCCAGCAGGGAGCTGACTTCACCGGGCGCTTCTTCATCTATCACGATGCTGATAGCAGCGACGGGCTGAACAACAGCGTCTGGTACGAGGCGGATTGCGTGGTAACCAACGTGGCGGTTACGGTAGCTGCGACGCAAACCATTGATACCCGCATCGAGTTTGTGACCAACGGTCCGATTACGCTGCGGATGGGCAGGCCATCGTCCTTCCTGCTGCAGGAAAGCGGGGACCAGCTTTTGCAGGAAGACGGCAGCAGTATCTTCCTAGAAGGCGGGACTTAGACTGCCTTCAGCGTGTGCTGCTAGCAGGGGGCTCCCATTCCAAACCTTGAGATTTCCAGGCTGCCCGCGCTAGCCGGTAGCGGTCTGCAGGCCACGGACCCTCTGGCGGTTGCTGACCTCAGTGCGGCAGAGACCAAGAAGATCACCGCTAAAGAGCTGATCCAAAACGGCTTTGCGTTGACGGATGCTGCCAGCCTTGACCCAAGCAAGGTCAACTGGACAGCTGTTGCCGCTGGCACCATCAACGGTCTGGCGCTCACCGACCGCACGTTGCCCGCCGGGAAGCTGGTGCTCGACAGCATCACGGCGCAAGAGATCGCGCCTAATGCCGTTGGTGCCAGTGAGTTGGCTGATGGTGCGGTTGACACCGCTGCCCTGCAACTCAAAGCAGTTACAGCAGCGCAGATCGCAGATGACACGATCACCGCTGGACAGATTGCCCCCGCTGCTGTGGGTACCAGCGAACTGCTGGACCTTGGTGTCACGACAGGAAAGCTGGCAGATAAGGGTGTTACCACCAGCAAGCTCGCCGACCTGGCGGTAACGGCAGCGCAGATTGCCAAGGGCACGGTCACCGCCGCTGAGATCGCCGCTGACACGATCACCGCCACGCAGATCGCTGCCGATGCCATTACGGCATCCGAGTTGGCCAATGGTGCGGTTGACACCGCTGCTGTGGTCAACGGCGCCATCACCAATGACAAACTGGCTACCGGCATCGACGGGGCCAAGCTCACCGATGACACGGTGACCGCTGCCAAGATTCCGACGAGCAGCCTGGATCGGGGCCTCGACAAGACCAGCGGTGCCATTGGTCACACCAATGTCATTGCGGCATCTGTGCGCAGCGGCATCAGCTACGACGCGCAAGGGCACATCACCGCTGCGGTGGCGCTGGTGCCAAGCGACCTGCCCGTGGCAACGGATGCTGCCATCGGTGGCGTCAGCGTGCCAGCTGCCTCGGGGTTGACTGTCAGCGGTGTCGGCGTCTTGGGCCATGTCAACTCTGTCGCAGCTGGCGCTACCAGTGGGGTTAGCTACGACGATCATGGGCATATCACCGGCATTGTGCCGCTGGTGCCTGGCGACCTGCCGCTTGCAACAGGTACAACCGTTGGCGCTGTTCGCGTCCAAGGTCCAGGGCTGGAAGTAGACGCAGCAGGTGCGTTATCGCATAGCGCTAGTGGCATCGCCGCAGGCACTTACCCCAAGGTGACGGTTGATGCACGCGGGCACGTCACTGCGGGGCTACTGCTTACTGCCACCGATATTCCCGATCTAGATGCCAGCAAGGTCAACACCGGCACCTTTGATGCCGCTCGGCTGGCTGATCGCAGCATTACGCAAGAGAAACTGGCTGATTATGCTATTTCATTTATTCAAGAATCGTCGCCAAGCGCCGTCAACGCTTATCACAACGGGATGTTGTGGTATCAGGAATCCACAGCCCAGCTCCA